CGCCGCACCCGCTGCACCAATGCCAAGCGCGCCCATGGTGCCCTGTACTGTCACCCTGAGCACTTGCGTCTTTAGGGTGTTTTTGATGGTGTCCCACAGCGACTGGAAAAAGCCTTTGCCGGATTCGAAGGCGCGCATCAGGGCGTCTTCCCAATACTTGCCGGATTCCTCGGCTGCGCGCTTTTGCTCTTTGAGCATGTCGTCGGCGGCATCCACACCGGCTTGCTTTTGTGCACCGGATACTTTTGCTGTGGCCAGGTCGCGCAGTGCCTTTGCCTCTCGCTTCAGCCCGTCTATGATTTCTGGACTACGCATGACACCATCAGCAAGATTGGCTTGGCGGTCAAGCTCAGCCGCATTGGCAAGTATGGTGCTGGATTCAAGCTCCGCTAACGCTTCCTTGGTTAAACCAATGGCGGCATTGGATTTGAGTTGCTTGTCGAGTGCGTCCTGTACTGTTTTTGCTTGTTTGTCTTGCGCTTTGATGGCAGATTCACGCGCTTTGTTGGTTTCTTTAATGGCATCGGCCTCAGCCTTCAAGCCGGCAATCATGTAGGGTTGCTTGGCAAGAATTTTTTGCGCTTCCCCAGAGAACTCAGCGGAAGTCATAGCCGTGTTGTGATACGCGAAGGCAAGCCTCGACATCTCCTCATCATAATTCTCTAGGTATCCCGCGTTTCGATTCAGCATGTCGCCGTACAGCTTGTCGGCGTCTGCCTGGGTCCTGGTGGCTGCGGCGAGTGCCTTTTTGCCCCGTTCGAGCTCGGGCAGCAGGTTTGGGTTTCCCAACACGTTCACAGGTTGGTTGCGGGCTGCCTCGGCGCTCTCCGCGTGACCGGCCTTGATTTGAGCTTTAAGCTCCTCCACCCGCCCCAACTCCTTGCGAGCCTTTTCAGACGCAGACCTGTAGGCTTCGTCAGCCCGCTTAAACTCCTCCACGGTTATATCCCAAGCGTGGCGCCGTGAGATGCGTCGAGGGTCGCCCACTGTGGGGTCCCCCGATGGGCGGTTTCCCGCATCCCGAACCGCCTGAGCCGCCTGCTCCCGTTGCTCACGCAAAGTATCAAGTTCCGACTTTGCCTTAATCCCCGCAAGGGCCGCCCTCTGCGTAGCCTCAAGCTCCATGAGGGTGACCCCTTCTCTCCTGGCCTGGTTCACATTATTGATATGTTTTAGCTCATCCTCCAGTGCCTTGATCAGTTCTGGCATATTAGACTCTGACACTGGCGTGCTGGTAACGCTGTCCTGATTCACCTTCACAAGCGCCCACGCCATAGCCACACCAGTGAGCACTGCAGTGATCCCTAGCAGGATCGGGTTCGCCAGGGTGGCTGCGCGCATGGCGATGCTCATTCCCGTGAACGCCACCCCTGTGGTTGTGGCTGCTGCTCCTGCGGCGGCTACCCCCGCGCTTACCGCTGACATAACCCCCAGAACGCTCGTAAATCCCTTGTAGGCTAGCAGCACGGTAGCGATCTCCCGCGCCCACTCGACCACCAGTTTGATGATGTTGCCCACCCCCACAGCTAGGTCCTGTAGGCCCACCTTGAAGTTCTCGGAGGCGAACACACCCTTGAGGTCCCTAGATATCTGAAGGATAAAGGGTTGGATAGACCCAAACGACTCCACCAGCGTAGCCTGGAGTGCAGCGGATACAGACTTTATCTGATTCAGTGGCGTCAGAGACATCTCCGCAGCCGCAATGGCGGCAAAGCCTGACGCGTTGGCTACCTTCTCGGACAGTTCCTCGTATACGGAGCCAACGTCTGCCCCCAAGGACTGCGCCTTAGTGCGCAAGGCGTCCATTACCGCCTGAGCCTCCTTGCCCCCACGCTCACTGAAAATGCGCTTAATGAAGTCTGTAGCCTCAATGGGGGTTTTCTGGCTAAGGGCCTTAATGAGGTCATCAAACACCTGACTGGTGACACGCATCCGGCCCGTCAGGGGGTCAAGTGCCTGAACACCAAGTTCCTTCAGCGCCTTAGTTACATCCTGGGTCCGGCCCGACAGGTCAGCATACATGTTGCGCAGGGCGGTGCCGGCCGCTGTACCCCGTATGCCCGCGTTGGCCAGCAGCGAAATGCCCACGGCGGTCTCCTCTAGGGAAACCCCGTACTGCAGGTTAATAACAGACGCCGTCTTCATGGCGCCGGAGAAGTCCTCCACAGATGACTTGGATTCTGCGGCTGCCTTGGCGATCACGTCAGAGATATGACCGTACCCGCTAGAGCTGATTTTGAAGGCTGTGCCCACGGACGTCAATACGTCGGCGGCTTCCTTGATGCCAACGTCGCCCGCGAGCGAAAAGTTCAGCACATCCCGTATCGCCTCACCCGCTGACTGCGCAGACAGCCCCGCAAGCGCCATGATCCTGAATGCCTCGGCAACCTCTTTAGGACCAAACGGGCCTGCTCGGGCCAGCTCGAGCATCTGGCCGTTTAGCCTCTCAACACTCTCCGCTGACTCGCCTGCCAGCACACGAACCTGTGTGAGGGAATGTTGAACATCAGCACCGGATTTCACGATCTGAACCAGCGCATTCGATACGGCGGCCCCTGCCAAAAGCGGGCCAATGTTGCCCCAGGTCAGCCACATGGCCCCGAAGCCGGACGCCAGACCTCTTGCCGCCGAGTGCCCGTCACGCAGAGCTGCGTTGAGCTGAGTCTGTGCGGCTGTGAACCGCTGCAGTGGACCAACGTCGTAAGTCTTACCTACGTTAGGGCCCTCGAGCATCGAGTACTGGCCCGCAGGATTGTTGGTAGCAAGCGCCACTTGCCTGCGGTTAGCCTCCGCCATCTTGGCCGCATGGGCAAGGGCTGACGCCTCTTGCTCCTTATAGTAAGCGCGCAGGGCCCCCATATCCGTGGCATAGGCCGTCTGGGCTTCGGCAGCCCGCAGGTTGAAATTCCGGAAGCGCAGCCGCTCAGCCTCCGCCATCTTGGCCGCATGGGCAAGGGCTGACGCCTCTTGCTTCGAGTACAGCACATCCTGCTGGCTATAGTACTCCCGCATGGCTGACAGAACCTGTGCAGAGCCCTCCTTGGTGGCTGCCCACGACTTATGGAACTCGCCCTTGACCCGTTCGCTCTCGACTTCCAGGTCACTGACGAAGGTCCTTGCACCCCCTGCGCCCAGGGCTGCAGACAAGCTGCCTCCGGTGCTCCCACGCAGCCCCTCCACGCGCGCGGTGGGGGTGCCTAGGCGGGCACGTGTTTCATCCGCAGCCATGGCGGTGTACTCTGCCTTAAGGGCCACACGTAGAGTCTCCACCTCGCGCAAATACTTGGCCGTGGCATTGCGCTGGTTGGCCACCAGACCGTCCCACCGTGCTGACGCCCCTGCGACAAAGCCCGCCTGATCCGCCAGCATTCCAGCGTAGACCTGCTGGAGCAGACCCGCGCCCTCTCGAGTAGCGGCCGCAACGTCAACCGCCGCCTTCCGGGTCACAGTGACCCGGGCCTGGCTCAATTTGGCCATCTCGGAAGTACTCTTGGCCATCTCCCGGGCCATCTTGTCGTTGGCCGTGGTGAGGTGCTCGACCTGCTTGGCAAGCTCTGAGACCATCCCCACCGTAGCCGCCTTCAGGGCGTCAAGTCCTGGTCGTGCCTTTTTAGCGAGCCCGCTGCCAAAGTCGTCAAACGCCTTGGACATCCTCTCGGCACTATCGACCAGTTTTGTAGCCTCTTGCTCAATGACTTTAACCCCTTGGACTACGTCCTTGGGGTCTATGCCTGGGCTCAGGATAGGCTCACTCATGGTCTACGCTCTGGTGGCTTTTTCAGCTTGGTAATTGAGGAAGGTTCGGTCAAGTATCTGCATCAGACGCAGATACTTGGGCCTGTCGCTGATATACGCAATCCCCCCCATATCAACCAGACCCAGGATTTCCGTGATTGCCAGCGGGTTGGCGTCCGACATACCATAGGTCCTGGCGCCATTGAGCATGAGAAAAGCCTCCCTGTACGGGAGGTCTTTCCGCTTTAGGCCCGGCCGGTTGAGCATGGGTCGGGACTTAACGCCAGTGGCTTTTTCCCGCGCCTTGAAGGCCTTGACTGAGGAACCCCACTGCAGGTTCCACAGTAGGTCGGCGCTCAGGCGTTTCCCTGGGCTTCCTCTTCTTTCACCCGGAACGACTCGAGCTTGCCGGCAATGCCCGAGATGCGCTCCCGGAAGCCCTTCACGGCCAGCACCTTCATGGCATTGGTCTTGGAGTAGGTCAACTCCTCCTTCTTCAGGAACAGCCCTTTCCAGCCCAGCAGGATGGTCTCGGCCATGGTCTCAATCACCAGGTCGGTCACCAACTTCTCGTTTTCGTCGGTCTGGTCCTCAAGGTCGATCTGTGCGTCCTTCATGCGCTGGCGAAGGGCCTTGTTGTAGTTGGCATTGCCAGTTCGTGCAACCAGCACCTTAGTCTTCTTGTCAAGGGGAAACCAGCGGCCCTCCAGCTCAGCGGTTTCGTCTGTGGCGTACTGTTCAAAAATGTCCATGGGGTCTTCTTATTTTCAGGAGTTGAAATGGGCCTCTTCAGGCCCGCTGACTTTCGGGGAGGGTCGCCCCTCCCCTCAGATTTCTTATGCCGCAATGGCGCGCGTAATGCGGATGCCACGGTTGGTTGCCGCGTCGTAATACGCCTCGAATGGCAGTGACAGCATTACGTCGTCGCGCCCCGACATGCTCAGGCCACCATCGGTGAACTTGATCTTGTCTAAGTCGATCATGTAGCCGTTGCCCACACCGTCAGCCATGCCCACCGACAGACTGGTGGTGGTGCCCGCCAGCCACTTGGCGTAGTAGGCGGCATCCTCCAGATAGACGTCCATGGTGCCGGAAATCGCCAGCTCTCCCAGGCCAACACCAACTGTGCCAAAGACGCCGAGGGCCTTCTGCGCGCGCGCGTTGTTATTGACACTGAGCTTCATGCTCTTGATGAATGATGTAGTACCTAGAACGCTAGTGCCGTTCTCGTAAATCGCACCAAGGTCCGACACGCTATTCATCACTTCAAGAGAACTCGACGGCACAGGCGTGCCTGGCAGCCTAGTGACGCCCTGTATGGTGTGGCTGCGGCCGATGAAGCCGAAGGAGCCCTTGGCAATGGCGCCCACATCCAGATTCAGGTCAAACGTGTTCACCTGCATGCCAGTGAAAGTCAGGAACTGGGTGATGTCCGTCAGCGCGTATTCCATGGCAAAGGTGCTGATTGTGCTGCCGTTGGCTATAGTAGACTGACTGATCCTGTAGTCAGCACCAAGGGCGCCAATACCCGGCGCTGTGATTGGCGTGCTGGTGTTCAGGGTAATGGCCGTGGCCGTGGTGCTTAGCACCTTGAACCATTTGTCGGTGAAGTAATCCCTGACCGCCGTGGGCGCAGCCGCGGGCGCAATCACCTTGATCCAGGAACCCGCTGCGAGGCCCGTGAAAATGCTGCTACCACTCGTCGCAGTGCCCGCCGTGATGGTACTCGACGTGGTGGTGCACGACGTCGGGATCACCGCGCTCAGCCCATTGGTGCCAAAGTGTGTGAACGCCGCCTGTCCCAGCAGACCACATAGGAAGGGGTCGTACTCCTTGCCACTGAGCTCAAAGTTGAAGCCGCCGTCAAGGTTGAGGTCGGTATTGGTGGACCCCGTGGACAAGCGGTCAGAGCGGATTTCCTCAGACTTGACCGACGCGATGGACGCCTTCATAGTGGGGCCAGTCTGGCGCAGGTTGACGGCATTGCCGGCACCAGGGATAACGCCTGCGGTGACCTCTGGGATATAGCGAAGCTGCCCGAAGGCGTTGGATGCGTATGCCATGTTAGTTCCTTATGTTCTTCTTGTTATAGGAAGGATTCGCGCAATACTGGGGGAACTTTTCTGAAAAGTAAATCCCCATGGTCAGCCCAGTGTGAAGGGCAGGAACATGCCGGTCTTGAACCAGCCACGTAGGTGGGTCGGCACTGATCTTTGGGGTGCTTCAAGGACTCCCGCGCCCAGTCTTCGGGCCTGCAGGTACCCCCCCAAGGAGTCGATGATGCTGTCGGGCTCGTCAGTGCCCTCCCCCGTTCGGTAAAAGCACATGGCCGAGATCGCACCGGTATATCGTGTGCGCACTGGGACGCCTATGGAAGCGACGCTCCCGCCGTACCAGCGCAACTCAATGTCAAGCCATATTGGGCCGATCCTGTCTTCATCCGGCGTCGGGCCGTTCTCGTACAGCACCGGCAACGTCGGGTAGCTAGCCGCCGACCATGCCTGGACCTCAGCGAACACCGTGGCCCTGAATTCTTTGGGTGTCATTAAAAGTCTCCTGTTCCAAACTTGGGCCGGGCGCTGTCCCAGCGCCGCATCCTGGTCATCACATAGATCATCGACTCCTGCACCGCCTCGTAAGGCAGGTTCTCCGTGCGCAAACGGTTGCGCCAGTAACCTGGCTCCTGAATCGCCTCAATGTAGGCAAAACCCTCCTCCGGGTTGTGGGTGTCGCTATCACCGGTGGCACCGTTGGAAATGAACACCAGATCGCTGTAACGAATGGCGTCCTTCTTGGGTCGGTTGCGGTTCCAGGCGATCTGCATCCACTTGCGATCACCCTTGTGGCGTAAGCTCTCCGGGTTGGTGTCTCCCTCCTCGATCCCAGGTGGGTCAAACCAGCTGTCATGGTCACCCAGACTTTCGTCAAAGCTGAAATCGGGCTGGCCCACACTGATGTTCCAGTTGGCCACCGCCTTGCCGGTGTATTGGGGTGTCTCGCGCACCACTCGCAGAAAAATCTGCCACACCATGTCGCGGTACTGCTGGGTAGCAAGGCCTCTAACCTGTCTGAGCCAGACGTCCACCCCGTTATTGAACCCCGTCAGGTCAGTCCGGCCAATCACCCAGGCCTCCCATGAGCCACCACTGCTCCCCCAATGGTCTCCACCGCCAGCACACTCCAGGTTTGCCCTGCCAGAGTGACCTGGTCCTTGGTGGCCAGCACCGTGCCGGCAGGGAGCACCAGCGAGCAGTCGCCCTCCTGGTACTTGGTGTCGCCCTGCGAGTTATACACGTACAGGCTCTGCCAGCGCACGCGCAGGCACTTCACCTGGGTGTTGGAGCTTGACACATGCTTGCCCTGCACAGGGTCGTACACCCGTGTCGCCAGCGTGGCGTCCGCTGGGGCATGCTCGAGCTTGGCGCAGGTGGCGGACAGCATCCCAGACGCCTGTGTATACGGCGGCCCGACAAGGTAACCCGTGGCCCCTACTGAAATCACGTTGTACTCGGCCAACGCCACACTCGTAGGTAGGTAAGCGGTGTACAGCAGGTTGAGCCGCGATGACGACGCTTCCTCTTTAACGTCCTTAAACCAGAGCATGCTACCCCATGACACAGTGGCTGTGCCCATAGTCACATGGCTGCTCAGGCCCCGCACACTCAACAGCGTGGGCGCCGGGTGCAGCACGTACTTCTCACGGTGCGCCACCGCCATGCCGTCGGTCTCCAGATTGCCCACGATCCACACACTGCCCAGGATGCTCACCAACCGGGAAGCGGGTATCGTGATGCCCGGTGCCGCCGATAAGGTACGCCGGTAAGCCGTGGTGCTGTCACGAACTGCATCCTGGTAGGGGTCAACCTGACCATAAAACAGCGTTGCGCCAGTGGCGGTATCCCGAATGGGGGTGCGGTCAAAATACCGCGAAGCATCCGCGAGCGTGAGCATTTAAGCCCCCGTAACTGGGTCATAACCTCGCTTGGAGGCGATAAAGAATGCGCTAGGCTGGGTCGACGCTAGGGTGGTCGACGTCGCGCTGGAAAAGACCTCGTAGAGAGCCCGTAGTTCACCACGCAGCGCACTGTAGTAATCGTCGATCCCAGAGAGAACCTTTTCGAAGGGGTCCCCTGCGTAGCGGGAAACCGTGGCTTTGCCATCACCCACGTCCTTGGGCGCGAAATTGGCCAGTGACACACCTACTTGCTTAGCAGCCGCGTAGACACTGAAGAGGCGTACTGAATCATGAAGTTCGGCTTCGTCGGGTGTTCTGCTGGCAGGCGCCTTGGCGTAAATTGTCAAAAAAGCCGTATTCAAAGACACCGAGAGCCGATTAAGCTCGCGGATCAGACCCATCGCGTAAACGGGAAGGTCAAGCACTTCGTCAGGCAGCTCGATGTCATTCACCCCGAGGGCAGAGCGAACCTCCCCGAAGTCACAGTAGGTGGTCAACGACATGTAGTAAACCTCAGCTTAGAGCTGGACAACCTCGAGCTTGCCTGCGTCGATCTGCGCCTGTAGGAACCCGTCAATTGCGACCTTTTTGGGATCGGTGTTGAACACGACGTTGGTGAACAGGTGCCGCATCTCACCGTGCACCGCGCGCACAAACACACTTTCATTGGCGCTGGCCTTTTTCACCTCAGGAACCGGTTTCGACTCCATCACAGGGGTTACTTCCTCGACTTTTTTCACTTCCGGGGCTTCTTTTGCCATGGTAATCTCCATTTGTTACAACAAGGGCGGCTCTCTTGGACCCGCCCTTAACTACGTCAGCCCTGTTTACACAGTCAGCGTCAGGACCTCAAACGCCTCGTCGAACAAACGGTAAACCATGTCGCCCTTGTCGAAGCGCATCATTGAGGAACGCTTCATAGCGAACTGCTCAATGGCACTGTATTGGGCGGTCAGGCTGGAGATGCGGTGCACGCCGGCGGACTTGTCCAGGCCCATGATCGTGTTGGCTGGCCAGTTCGGGTCATTAGTCACGAAAATCTGGACGTTGGACGGCCAGTTGGTGTTCATCACCGAAACTTTGCTGGTGATGGTAGCCAGCGGGCCAGTCGTGGACACATTGGTACCATTCAGCAGCGTATCGAGCACCATGGCGGTGTCGAAGTCCGTGACCACATGAGTGATGGTACGGTAGTTGGCGTTGGCCGTCAGCCACTTCATCCAAGCCTTCTTGGTCAGCGCGCCAGCAGCCACAATACTAGAGTCAAAACTGTTAGCTTTAACCACCTTGCCAAGGATCGTGCTCAACGCCACCATGCCATGGTCCACGTCACCCTGCAGCAAGCTCAGGATGTAGCCGTTGGCACGCTCATTGGTCTCAACCATCGCCTGCCGGGCCACGGCCAAGCCAACTAGGTCCAGTGTGGTGGACTTCTGGGCTTGCTCGGAAATCTCCAAGCCGATGCCCCAGGTGGGAATGCGCATGGACTTGTCGCTGGCGGTGATCGACAGCATTGCGTTAGGCAGGGCCAACTGTGCCACGGTCGCGCCACGGGCAGCCTCTGGGCGACTGAAGTTCAGCACCGGGCGCTCGAATCGCTCTCCCTGAATACCGTCATCCAAAGCCAGCAGGGATGTCAGGCCCGCCGGGTTGGTGGCGTAGTCACGGGTCATCTTGTCCTCGATCACGTCAAGCATGATGGCGGGGAACAGCAGACGGCTGGCCGGGATGCCCTCTCGAGTGATGGTGGCGGCGTTCTTGGGCGCCAGCACCTCACCGACAGTGGAAGCACGGATACCAAACTCCTTATTGCCGCGGACATAAATGCCCGCCTGGTCCAGCACCTGCTCGTAGGCAGAGCCGTGCTTCTCAGTGTTGGTTGGGTATTTCACAGCCATGAATTGCTTCAGGGACATGTTCTTTTCGGCCGCCTCGGCATACATACTGACACTCAGGTCGATGGCTTGCTTGTCGCCCTTGGCGTCGATGTAAATGGCTTGTTCAGACATGGGATTTACTCCTTCTTATTCTGGTTGAATGGGTTAGCTTACGAACTCGATGAGCCCGGTCTGGCCAACGGCAGTGGTGCCATCCAGCGAGACAACGCGCCACTTGAATAATAGGGAGCCTGGCGCCGCAGTAGCCTTGCTCACCTTGGGTTTTGAGCCACCCAGGGCTGTGTTGCGGGCAACCGCAGTGCCGGCAACCACATAGTCACCGACTGCAATCGCACCGGTACCTGGGGTAGCCTGCAGACCATCCAGCGTGACGGCAACGCGGCCGCCCTTCTGGACACCACCGATGGCGTAACCGTCAGCAGTGGCGGTGTTTACGGTGTCCATGACACCTTCAATCTCGTTGCCCGCAGCGCACAGGCCGTACTGGCTGTCGCCAATCAGCTTGACGAACTTGCCAACGTCCGCGTCATTGAGCAGACTGGTTGCCGGAGTCGTGCTGTCGCCCAGGCGAGCGGTGACTTTCGTGCTTTCGTTGAGGATGACCCCAAATTTGAACTTCGCCATGATTTCTCCTTAGATTAAGATGGGCGGGTGGCTGACAAACGGGCTTTACGGATGGGATCATCCCCAAGACCCGCCTTCTCCGCAGAAGCAGTCGACGAAACCGCCGCCACGCCACCTGCTGGGAACTTGCTCGTGAACTGCGCCGACAAGCTGGCGTGTTCCGCCATCAGGCCGTCGTCGTTCAATGCCTCGACACCGGTGGCCGTGCCCCCGAGCGCGATGCGTAAATTTCCAACCGCGGCGCGCACTGCGGGTCGCAGTTTCTCGCCCTGCGCCTCAAACGAGGCGCAGGCCGCCTTGAAGCCCTGGACTTCAACGCTGAGCGCTAGAACCTGTGCCTGGGCTGCGGCCAACTGACCTTGCAGCAGCGCCACAACATCAGGGTTTGCCACAGGGGTCTTGGGTTCGGCGGCTGCGGATGCTTCCACAGCGGCTTTCGCTGCGGCTTCTTGCGCTTCGGCGGCGGCTTTCGCTGCGGCTTCGGCGATCTGTTGGTCTGTGAGTGCTGTTGCCACTTCGGCTCCTTTGGTGAGAATTGCGCCATACTGGGGACGACTTTCTGAAATAGCAATCCCCCGGGTAATCTCCGACATGAACGAGTCAAAGTTCACAGTACCGGAGACCAGCCCCACATCCACGGCGGACTGCCCGATGAAAATGCGACCCTGGCCCATTTGCGCCTCGACCTGCGCCGGGGTTTTGCCCAGACACGATGCCACGTACTCGACAAACAGGGCGTTGAGCTGGTCAACCTGCTCCTGCATGGTGGCCTCGGCAAGTTCCGAGAGTTTCTCATAGGGGTTGCCGAGCATCTTCCACTTGCCCGAGCGGATCACGGTGGCGGTCACGCCGTCGCTCTCCATCATCTTGGTCATTTCCTTGTGCACCATGACCACGCCGATGCTGCCGGCCTCGGTCTCGCGGCCGATCTGCAGCGAGCGCGCGCTGACGCCCAGGCGGTAGGCCGCGCTGGCGATCAGCGAGTCACCATAGGCATAGACCGGCTTCATCTTGGTGTCGATGGTCTTGATCAGGTCGGCGGTGTCGGCCAGTCCGCTCACCGCGCCGCCGCCCGACTGGATGTCCAGGGCGATGGCCTTGACCTGGTCATTGTTGACCGCCCAGATCAGCGCCTCGCGGATCGACGAGTAGCTCACAGCACCAGTGAACATGTTCATCCAACCGTCGGAATTGGTCAGAGGACCCTTGATGCTGATCACCGCCACCTCACCCTGCATTTGCAGCAAGTGTGGCGTCTCGGCCTCGGTTTCTGGGTCGAGAAAACCCGCGTGCTTGGTCGGCAGGTCAGACTCCATGATCTTGGCCACCGCGTCAAGGTACGCCTGCAGCGACTCCGGTGTGCCGGCCCAGTACCGAGGGATATTAAACATACATGTTCCTTTTGTGGTTACAATGTGGGTATGAAAAAAATCAACTTCTACATACCCGACCCAGTGCTGGAAAAGCTCCAGTACCTGGCAACGCAACGAGATGTCGCAGTCGCCGAGCTGATCCGACGAGCGCTTGATGAGTACCTAAAAAAGCAGGGCTGAGTCGGTTTCGTATCAACCTAAGAGAGGGCAAAAGCCCCACAGAAAGGTTCAAAATGAAAGAAGAAAAATGGTTGCCTGTTGTCGGGTACGAGGGGCTGTACGAAGTCAGCAACTTGGGGCGTGTGAGGTCGTTGGACAGGGTTGTGGATCGGGGCGGACACCCCTTCGATCTAAGAGGGCGCACCCTGAAGCCCCAAATACGATTCGGGTACGCCATAGTCGGCCTGTACACCTCCGAGCATAGTGTCTTGAGGCTCCGCATCCACAGACTTGTAGCGCTCGCTTTTTTGGGTTCGCCCCCGGACCCAGAGAGCGTAGTCAACCACCGAGACTTCGATAAATTGAACAACACCCCTGCCAACCTCGAGTACTGCAGTAACGTGGATAACCTCAAATACTCCCACGCCGCAGGCAGGTTTACTATGGCAGGTGGCCGCAGCACGCGCACAGGCTCACCTGAGGTACTCTCTGAGGTGCTTAGGTTGCTTGACGAGAACGAGCTTGGCGGAGGCGTTATTGAAGCGCAGCTAGGGCTTCGGAAAGGCTTGGTCACCCGCGTACGCACGGGTAGGATGGCTGGAACCCCCCGCAGGAAGACTGCCACAGGACTTACCTGTGCAGGCAGGCGCACAAAGATGACCCCCGAAGCCATACTCAATGTGTTCAACGAGTACCACGCTGGAGGCGTCACACAGAGGGAACTTGCTGAAAAGTATGGCCTATCGAGAAGTTTTGTCTCCGCCATAACCCTCAAAAACACTTGGAGGGATTTGTTCACTTCACCACCTTGAGATTCTTCGGGTCATTCTGAGCGGGGCCCTTCGGGGCCTTCGGCGCATCTGACTGCAGCGTCTGATTTGTCGCCCCTGTACTGCTGAGTGCCGAGGACACATCGGAAGCGTTCGGGTCAACCACACCACTCATAAAGAGTGTGCCGCTGAGCTTCGGAGCACCCGGCGGAGGCAGATTGCCAGTCAACTTAATACCAGCTTCGTCATCACTGATCAGGCCCAGTGCAAGTTGCATGAGCACCCTTGACTGGCGCATAGCCAAAAACGACTCGCACTCAAGCTCAGGGCGAAGGTCGATCCTGTCAAACTCGAACTTGACATAGACGTCTTGTCCGAGCAGGCGTGCTGACAGCGTCAAGGCTCTGCTGATGACCTCGTTTATGTGCTGCTGAATGCCCTCGCAGTAGCGCAAAAACAGTAGTGATTCGGACGAAGCAACGTTCTGGCTACCCGACCCGTGGCCAAGGACGAAGGACGGGGCTTTTGTGCCTGTCGCTGTCTTCGCGTTGATCATCTTCTGGAGAACCTCCCATTCTCCAGAAAGGCTTGAATTTCCATTCTGCAGGTAGGTGAACGCGACGCTGTCGAAGGACACAAGGGCGTCGTCAACTTCGAGAGAATTTACGGTGCTGTCCAGATCGCCGATGAAGTTCTCCTGGAACTCCTTCATCTTGTCGGGGTCGCCCATGACGTCGATCGGCATGGATTTGCGGAACTTGTCGGAGTCGATGGAGACGTTCAGGCGTGGGTGCAGTGCCCGTTTTATTGTTCTTCGGACGTCTGTCGTGAACTCGGTGTCCGCCAGTGTGGACTGCAGCGCAGCCTCCATTGGGCTACTTGAGTAGGCCGACAGCACATCTTGGTCTAGGCTGGAATAGAAGAACGTCGGGAAGTCAAGGTTTATCTCGTCGCCGTTGAGCCGCTGCACGGGGTACGCGTAGCCCGTCTTGTCCTCGACGAACTCGATCTGCGTGGTGCTGATCGGCTGCAACCTGTTCGGCACGCGGGCCTTATCCAGCACCAGCTCCATTGCACACGCGCCGTACAGTCTCAGCTCCATGCAGAGCTGCTCCGCCAGCACATGGATGCCTGAGACCCCCGCAAACCCGTCGGAATAGTCCGTCAGGTAGTTAAACCGAGCGATCAGCGACTGCACCAGCTTGGTCCCTTCGGGGCTGATCGTGCCATCCAGATTACGAGCCACTGCGTGGAACTCGCGCGTCACCACCAAGCGTTGGTACGCGTAGACGCTGGCCGATAGATCAGGGCTGACCTGCGCAAGGTCGTGGATCGTCGATTTGGTGGACGTGCCGTTGCGAAGAGACAAAATGTCAAGGTTCGCTGTGCGGCGGTCCGTACTTGTGAGCTTGACGTCGCTTGTGGACGTCGCCGTGCGCTTGCTGAACGACTGCTTGGCCTGCGACTTGTTGGGAACCTTCGGCTCAACGATCACAGGCAGCACGGAGGCTGCCTGGGGCTCGGCTTTGACGAAAAAGGATTTGAGTTTGTCCAGCATTCGGGCGATACTGGGCAAGGGTTTGGGAAAAGTAAATCCCCAGGGTTATCTGTCCAAGTCCTCCCGCAGCATCCTGTAGAGCTTGACAATCAGGACTACCAAAACGACCAAGTTGATGAGCTGGAGGATGATGATCATGTTTTCGCCTTGAGTTTGAAGGTTCTGATGGTGGGCATGACACTCCCGCCGGAGGCAAGGCCCCGCATCTGGGCCGAGATTAAGAAGTAGGCCGTTGCATGCCAGAAATGATCAAAGCCCTTAGCACTTTTCACCCAGTTCGACGCAAACTCGCCAGAACGAAGCTGCGCTTGAGCCCGCTTCATATCCGTCGCGTGCGCCCGGTAGACCATCCAATCCGCAGTACGTCTGATCAGTAGCCGACCCTCTCGCACTTCGACCATGAGTTTGTCGAAGATGGCCGTCCGATTGACAGCTACCTGCTTTATTGCTCCTGTTGCCGTGTCCCGATCCTCGTCTTTCTGCTTCACCTCGAACAGCTCTAGGCCGTTCCGGGTCACATACTGACATGCAAACAGGTTACTGTCGTCCATGCTCAGGGACATGACAAGGTCTGTAAACGGCTGAATGTCCATGCAGACTACCGACACTCTGTACATGGCTTTCAGCGCGAAGTACCTCTCACGGAACCTGTTCAGGGGCACCCGCTCGTAGTGAACAATGATCGCTCGACCGTCCGAGCCAACTCCCCCAACTACGAAGTGTGAGACGTTGCCAAGGTCAACCCCCATCGTGTGTGTCGTGAACGGGCTGGTCACCATTTCGACTGACGCCGCCTCCAGCTCCTCGACGGTCAAACCATTTTCTTGTGACGATGCGCATTCGCCGAGGCTGTAGTTCCTGAAGCTGGCCTTGTTGGAGTAGCTGGTGGACGCCTCAATCAGGTATGGTACCGAGATGATGTTGGGGGCGTCAAACGGCGTGATCTTGTACCCAGTGGCAACATGCTCATCACTCGGGTTCAAGCAATCCCAGAACCGGTGCTCTGGCTGTAGTGAGGGCACTTTGCCGCACGCGGGGCAGTGGAGTCTTGCGTTCTTGTAGTCAATCGCATGAATATTCTCCGAGGTTATCTCGTCCAAGTGTTTGTCCCACCCGGGTACCCGCACCATGGAGTAATACTCTGGATAAAACACCGTGGAGCAGTGGTGGCATCTGCACATGTTGACCCACCTTCTGGACGCCTGGAACGCCGTGCTTATGGCATCGCCCTCAAATGTGGGGGTGGAAAGTTTGACCTTTATCTTGTGCTTCGAGTGGATCAAGCGCGATGTGTAATCTCCTACAATCTCGGGTGAGGCGAAGCTCAATTCGTCAAATATGATAGCATCTAAGCTAGTGCTGATGGCACTTGTAGTGCCCGCAGAAGCGCCTTTGAAGTATATGGCCCGGTTCGGGCCAAACGTCTTTACCGATGCGCCGTCAAGGTCCTCCGTAGTCATTGACGACTTCAGCAGAGGGCTCGAATTGATGATCGGTTGAAACCTGGTTTGACTGTACTGCGACGCGAAGCCCGCCGTCGGAAACACGTAGGCTAGGTTCAAACCCCCGTGGGTCGTCATTACCAGCCCAAGGGCCATCCGCAGCGAAATTTCGCTTAGGCCCAACTGCGCGGCCTTGAAGTACACGAGTTCCCGGCTGGGGTCGTCGACAATTCGCTTCTGGTACTCGTGGTCTTTGTAGGAGTAGCGTTTCCCGTTGATGAAGGTGTTCTCCGTGATCCACGCCGACAGTTCCGTCCTCTGGTGTTGGTGCACCGTGGCCAGGCGCAGGCGGTCGAGGTGGTGTTTTGTGATCTCATCCATAGTAAACTTCCCACTTCTTCGTCAAAACGCCCGAATATTGCCCATCATCACTGCCGATGGGCTGGCAAGGGGTCGTGTTATTCACGATCTTCTCCTTGTTTGCCAGCCTAAATCGACCCCCTCGCGCATCGCTGCGCGTTAGCGGACACCAACCAGTAAGGTGCAGGAGGCCGACTTAGGCCGACTGGTTAAAACTGCCCCCGCTAAGGGGCGCTGAAGTCAAGCAAGTGCCTCCTCATATCGATCAAAAAAGTCGCCCTGAACACCCATTGGCAAGGTTTGCACGCACTCCACCAGCACAGCCTCAATGCGTTTGAGCCGATCCGACGTGTAGACGTCGGTTTGCAACTTGACAAGGTTCACAAGCGCTGCCGACAGGCTGTTCGCGCACTGGGCGACCTGGTTTGCCGGGGTGTCCCGGTCATCCATCACCCTCTGCTGCAGGGCCTGCAGAGCCTGTACCTGCAGCACCAGCTCTCGGGACAGATTCAGGTCCTTCAGGTCCTTCACGGGCAGCAGGGCCTCGATCTGGCGGCGCAGCTCGATGAGCTGGTCCACTGGCATGCCGTTCAGGTTGACCTGCAGCGAGTGTGTTGGTGTGGCCGACACGTCCTTCGGCTTGGCGAAGACGTCCTCGACGTCGGGATCAAACACGCTCTGGTGTCACAAGTTCCAGCAGGTGCCTGAGCACCACCGGGTGAAAAACGGTCTTCCTGCCATACCCCGCCTCGGGCATACCCCGGCGCGTGGCTTCGCGCTGCGCGCGGTCCACCAAAGCGTCCTTGGCTGAGCGGTCAAGGTCGATCCCGTGATCTTTGAAGTACGCCTTGACGGTCTGGAACTTGGGCCGCGGCTTGGCCGCGGTGTCGAGCGTGACAAGCCTCTTGGCGAGCTGCTCGAGGTACGGGTCTTGGAATTTGTGTT